GAAAGGTAAATCATGGCTATCGTTAACACTTGGACAATTACACAAACCGACTACTTGGTTGCTGATGGTTTCATCACAACCGCACATTGGACTGCAACCGCAGTTGATGATACTTACACGGCATCTGTGTATTCAGCTTGCAGTTTTGCTTTGGCGACTCCATCTATCCCCTACGCAAGCGTTACCCAACAAGAAGTTCTTGATTGGTGCTGGGCGAATGGCGTTGATAAAGAAGCTACAGAGGCTTCTTTGGCGGCTCAGATTGCTTTGCTGAAGAACCCTGTAAAAGCTACTGGTACGCCTTGGGGTCAAGCATGAAACTCGAATTAGAAGTCAACGAGATTAACTTTATCTTGCAGACTCTTGGCGAACTACCAAGCAAGTCAGGCGCATGGCCCTTGATCGTTAAGATCAAAGAACAGGCTGAAGCACAACTACCTAAAGACGAGAACTGACATGAGCAATCACACGACAGAAGTTGCATCAGCAGTAGCGACTAAAGCAGCCTCGGTAGCTACCTATGGTGGTGCAGGTAGTGCTATCTTCTTTGGTTTATCAGCCAATGAATTTGGCGCACTCTGTGGTGTGATTATTGGCTTTATTGGTTTAGTGGCTAATATCTGGTTCAAGCATCAGCATTTGAAGTTGGCTCGTCAAGAAGCAGGACATGACTAAATGGATAGCGTTGTCTTTGTTTTTCGCATGGTTATTAGTATCTGCACAACCAAAGCAATGTCTGTTATCAGATTTCTACGGACTAAGTTGGATAGGTGAACCGACTCTGCGCCACATGGAGTTATCAAGGTGGATAACCACTAACGGAGATTCCTGTACATCTGACCAACTGGTTGCTCTTTGGAATAACCTAGCGATGTGGACAGGGGTTGCTGATAGTGCTGAGATGAGGGCAAAGGTTCTTTACTACTACGCAAGAGCGAGAGAAAGGGAAAAGAAATGATTACCTTAAACAAATGGTATCCCTTAGTTCAACCAACACACACTGCGAGACAATTGGCTTTTGAGAAGGCAGTTGAAAAAGTTCAAGAAGATTACAAATATGCTGTGGAATGTCTTAAACAAGTTAAAAAAACTGAAGATTTGGAAGTGGAACTCTACAACAAGCGAGGTCAGCAAAATACAATCGAACTTGGAGCATTTGATGACACCAGACGTTTCAGAATCTTTGTTTAAGGACAGTATGCAAAACACTACAAGCACTAAAGAAAAGCTGACTTTTTACGTCACGATGATTGTGTCAACAACTTTGTGTCTTTGTATGTTGGCAATGGTTGGTGCATTTTTACTTGGTCTGTGGGCCAAAGAAGTTGAAAATGGTTTGATCTTTGCCCTAATTGGGCCAGCGTTTCAAACAATTGTGGGCGGGATGATCGGCTTCCTGTCTGGTGTAAAACTTATGCAAGGCGAGGATAAAAAATGATTGGACTAGACGCAATTCTTAATATCGGTGGCAAGCTGATTGACAAGCTAATTCCTGACCCAGAAGCCAAAGCCAAGGCGCAACTTGAACTATCTAAGATGGCTCAAGATGGTGAGTTAGCTAAAATGGCTAATGAGACTAAGTTATACGAAACAGAGCAAAACAACCTCACACAGCGTATGCAAGCTGATATGGGGTCTGACTCTTGGTTGTCCAAAAATATACGCCCTATGACCCTTGTATTCCTTTTGGTAGCCTATTCTGGCTTTGCCATTGCCTCCATCTTTGATTACGAGACTCGTGGTGCTTATGTTGAGTTACTCGGTCAATGGGGGATGCTGGTCATGTCGTTTTACTTTGGCGGCAGAACAATGGAAAAGATTGCAGACAGGGTTAAAAAATGAACTTGACTGAACATTTTACCCTTGATGAACTAACACACACTGACCACAGAGAGTTTGACAATACTCCAAATGACGCAGAACTTGAAAACATCAAACGATTGGCTGAGTTCCTTGAGGAAGTCAAAACAGCCCTTGGAGGAAAACCAGTTATGGTTAACTCGGCTTTTAGAAGCAAGCAAGTCAATGACGCTGTTGGCTCTAAAGATACTAGCCAGCATCGTATTGGTTGTGCTGTGGACATCCGAGTACCTCAACTAACCCCAGATCAGGTAGTCAGAACTATCATTGCTTCGGGTTTACCCTATGACCAAGTGATTCGTGAGTTTGATCGTTGGACTCATGTAAGCATCCCAAACACCCCAGAAGCAAAGCCTCGTAAGCAAGCCCTGATTATTGACAAGGCTGGAACTAGACCATTTAATTAAACTGACATAGATATAAGATTTAATCTGACACCTATGGCTAACATACCCACACCGCAAGATGCTGAAATCTTTGCCAAAAGCGTTAAAAAGTACCAGTTACTTTTGAGCCTTGGTGATTGGAGAATAGAGAAGGGTAGTAAGCCAGCAAAGGCAGCAATGGCTTCTGTTGAGTTTAATGCCTCCGCTAGATTGGCTACCTACAGATTGGGTGATTTTGGTGCTGAGAAGATCACTCCTGAGTCACTGGATAAGACTGCGTTACATGAGTTACTTCACATCTTTCTGCACGACTTAATGACTGTAGCCCAAGACCCTAAATCGTCAGAAGACGATATTGAAATGCAAGAGCATAGGGTTATCAATCTGCTAGAAAACTTAATCTCTAAGGATATTCATGGGCGCACATAATGAGACTTGCTCTGATACAGAGTTTATTCAGCTATGGAGTCAGGTTGAGTCTGCTGCGAAAATGTCACAGGTACTTGGCACGAGTATCAGGGCGGTTCACTCACGCAGAAGGTGGATTGAGAAAGAATACAACATAGGGTTAGCTGCCTCAGATCATCGTGGTCTTAAATATGACCCAAACAGACCTAAATCTTTCTCTCCTTTAAAGCAGATAGAACTAGGCATCCTAGATGGGTGCGTTATCGTCTTCTCTGATGCTCACTTCATTCCTCACCAACGATCTACTGCGTTTAAAGGGCTTCTATGGGCTATCCAAGAGTTCAAACCCAAGGCGGTGATATGTAATGGTGATGCTTTCGATGGAGCGTCTATATCGAGGCACGATGTAACTGACCAACCACAGACCTCTGTTATCCAAGAGTTAAAGGCTTGTCAGGGTATGCTTGGCGAAATAGAGGAGGTTGCTAAAGCCGCAAGACACAATGTAAAGCTAGTGTTTACATTTGGTAATCACGATGTAAGGTTTGCAAATAAGTTAGCCCAACAAGCACCACAGTTTAAAGAAGTATTTGGCTTTAAGCTGACAGACCACATCCCTGATTGGGAGTTCTGCTGGGTTTGTTGGCCTACCCCACAAGTAATCATCAAGCACCGATATAAGGGTGGTATTCACGCTACTCACAATAATACTGTGAACGCAGGTGTGTCAATCATTACTGGACACCTACACTCATTAAAAGTCACTCCATTTGCTGACTATAACGGGAACAGGTTTGGGGTGGACACAGGGACACTCGCTGAGACTGATGGCCCACAGTTTACTTATGCCGAACTAAACCCTAGCAACCACAGATCAGGCTTTGCAGTGCTGAACTTCTACAATGGCAAGTTATTGTGGCCTGAGTTGGTACACAAGTTTGATGAGGACTTGATTGAGTTTCGTGGTGAAGTTATAGACGTAGGTGCATTTTGAGTGCTTGGCTAATCATCCTCACAGGTGCAATCTACGCCTACATCGCTGGTGAGCAGCTATGGAAAGATAACCCACATATGGCAATTGTCTATGCGGGTTACAGTTTCAGCAATTTGGGGCTTTATCTGTTGGCAAAGTAATCTCCCACTCTCGCTCATTCCTGCCAGAGTTTGATCTAACTGTGTTGCCTGTAAGGTTTATAAGACCTATGATCTTCATCTCGTTTAAGCGTCTAGCAACTTGATTACTATCTAGGTTCGTCAATCCAGCTATGCCATCCTTACCTAGCGCACCATACTCTTGTAGGCACTCTAGGATAATCTGGTGGTGCTGAGAGACTACAGGCTTTATAGCCTCTGCTGCCTCGAATGAAGTGAGTGGGTCTGTAGTCCTAACTCTTGGGAAGTCAGGGAAGATGCGGTCAAAATACTTTTTGTAATCCATTATTTTCTCCTTTAGGTGGGGGTACTCGCTGCGTCTGTGTTCATCCGCAAGCCAGAAAAGAGCCTTTGCCACAGCATCCGCTTTCCCCCCGTTAACTTAAAACGGCATATCTAAATCGTCAAATTCTTCTTTAACCTTTTTCTTAGGTTGCAAAGAAGCGTCTGCGTTTTTGTTCTTGACAGACAGAGACATGAACTTGTTTCCATCCTTACTGATCTTAATCCAAGCAGATAGCCAGTAGTCAGTGCCATCTACATTAATGCTGCCTTTGTAATCAGGAAATTTAGCATCGTCTTTTCGGTCGTTCTTAAACAACGAGCCTCGATTGTTGTTGTCGTATTCCATTACTCTTTCGCTTTCTTTAATGCTGTTCTTACTTTACTAGGAAGCAGAGTCCATAGAG